CCCGATAAAACCAAACCCCACAAAAGGCCAGTCGCATTTTTTGAAATGATATGACTGAAATCAAAGAAAAAGCCCTAGCGAAGATGCTGGAGGAGTTAAACAAACCGCACGATATCGCAATGGACCGCATTCATAACTGGATATGCGACCAAGAAGACGAGGATTTGTTCCAGGGGATCTTGAAAGAGCGATACTCTCTGAAATGCGCTCTAAAATATGCAAAAGAAAAAGCTCGTAAATTCGCTGAAAACGGAGTGGCTTGCATTGATGATAATACTGTTTTCGGATGGATTCGAGAATATTTTGTCTCAAATTCGCAAGTATCCAATATCAAGCAGGTGCCTGTTGAAGGCATCAAGAAGAAAAAGCCAGAAAAATCTCAGAGCTCTTCTGAAGAAAAGGTTGATGTAGCCAAAATCAGGGAAGGCGCTGGCCCAGATGATGATATCATCAAAAAACCTAAAATCAAGAAAGAGAAAGGAGTAGTCGAAGGGCAGTTGGACCTTTTCGCAGATTTGGCATGAGCAAGATCAACGAACAATGCAAGCGAGAAGCTGACAGACGATTGAAACCACCTGCAGACTTCTGGAGCTGGTGCTACTCGCAAATCACAACATACAAGTGGAGTAATAAGGACAAGACCATAATCGCTTCAGATTTGGGCCTTGGCTATTGTATCGAAAAGCGACTCACAAAGTCGTCTCGGCTTACTTTTTACGATAAGACCTACTTTTTCTCTATCATTCTCAGCACCTCGAAGCGCATCGAGATCCAATCTTATGAATTTCGATCAAAATTAGTCGACGGAAAGCAGTTCATTGATTGGCATTTTACAAATTTAGAGCGATTTGAAAATGATAAGCATGTGAAAATCGGCCAAGATTACACCGGCCAATATTATCCGTATCTATTTGCCAATTATTTTGGAGGCGGATATTATACAGGCAATAAATTCTATCCGAACGACTGGATTGAAAAGCTGAAAAAAGTATCCGAACTTAAATATTTGAAATTCGGGGGCATTGCCTACTGGGAAATCGAACGTCTCTACAAATACAAATTTGAAATTGAATTTGCCCAGAAAATTCATGCTTACAAATTAGCCAATGAAATCATGGGTTATGTGTACAACTGGTCACCATCTACCGGTTATACAAAAGGCGTGGATATGCGAACCTTAAACCGCAGATGGCTCCAGAAGAATAAACAATTTTTCAAAAATTCAAATCGCAGTTTCACTGAGTTCGAGCTTAGTCGCCGGATTAAAGAACGAAACGGCAAACTTGCGCCAGGTATTGAGTCTTATCTTACTTACCATGATATCAAGCATATACCGAAAGGTGTCGGGATCAATAAATTCCAAAATTGGGTCATTAAGCAAAAACTTGATTTTAAAGAGTATATGGACTACTTAAAAATGCTGGACGCAATGGGAATTGAGCCTGAGGGTGATGCCATGCTTGTTCCTAAAGACTTTAATGCTATGCACCAACACACAGTAGAGCTTTATAATCAATTCTTAGAGGACGAGCGCAAGCGGAAGAAAGCCGAGGAAGACAAGAAGCTGGAGACTGAGTTTAAACGACGCAAGAAATTGGACAAGGTCGTCAGCGGGTACAGGTTCCATGTGCCGGACAAGGTTGCAGAGCTTATCTACGAAGGCAAGAAACTTCACCACTGCGTCAGCTCATATACCGATAAGCACTTTAAAGGCCAGACAACAATCGTTTTTGTCAGGGCTGAGAACGCCCCAGAATGCCCACTATACACTCTAGAAGTAAAAGCGGGTCATATAGTCCAGTTCAGAGGGAAATATAACCACAGCGTCCCTGACGAGGTCTGGGATATAGCCAGAGACTGGATGCAGCAAGTCAAATTAATTAAAACCACTACAGCAGCATAAGGAGAAAATATGCACAAGATAAAAGTTACAGAAAACATTGAAGCGCTGATTGAGCGTCAAAATCGTACAATCGAAGTTACTACAAGCCTGCCTTGGGATATTGAAGTGGAATTTGCACATCAAGACCAAGACGTAAGCCTTGACGAGAGCGGGGACATCTTTGAGCCTGTCTTTGAACTGGCATTATATGCAAAACCTAAGCAAAAATTGACTCTGACGTCATCAGGTCAAGCAAACACGCACAAAAAAGAAGTTGCAGAAATCATGAAGTTTTTTGACTTCGTAAATGACAACAAGAAAAACCTGTTTGAAATGACAGGTGTGATGGGAGTTGTGGAATGAGTCTAATACTATCCATTGACGCAAGCACGAGCGCTACAGGTTGGGCCGTTTTTGACGGATCACAGCTTGTAGAAAGTGGGGTAATCAAGGCCAAGGGCAGCTTTTTAGAGCGAGCCCTAGTGATGGCCTCAGAGCTGCGAAAAGTCCAGCTGCGGACAATTAAAGAGCGAGAAAAAGCCTTTGAGTCCATTGCCATTGAGAAGAATAATGTCGGAGGTGTCAATCAGCAATCAGTCATTAAGATTGGTATTGCAACAGGAATCATTCTAGGGAAACTGATAGCTGATGATGTTTATTTTGTCAATGTCTCAACCTGGCGCAAGTACAGTGCTATCAAGGGCCGAGGGAAGAAAGAGCTGAAACAGCAGGCCATCAGCTTAGTTAGTCAACTATACCAGAAACAAGTCAAGGATGACGAAGCAGACGCAATCATGATTGGTCGCTACTTCGTTGAAATGATTGATTTCAAGGACGGACTAGAAAGTCATAGATTGAGCAGGTGACAGTATGACGAAGTCAGATTTAGAGGCTTACAAAATAAGTCTTGAGCGCTGCAAAAATCGACTAGCAGACAAACAGGCGGAAAAAGAAGTTATATCCTCTTTTGGCCATGGAGCAGCAACCAGACGCAGGGAACGGATGCGTGAGAATATCCGCAATTTAGAAGAAAAAATCAAGGAGTTGGAAGATGACTGAAACCAATGTCCAGAAATTTTACAGAATTTTAGCTGAAAAGACTGAAGCTTTCGGCACGAAGAAAGAAATGATGGCGCAGTTAGGTTTTGAAGGTGCGAAGTTGAATTCTGACAGGACTAGACTTAACAGCGACGAAAGAGCAGGACGCCTTCCACCGATTAGGTTGATGATTAAGCTAGATAGCTTGTTTGATAAAGAGTTTCTTATCACTTGCTTGCGTGAGAAAATGGACTGCAAGACAGTTGAGAAGCGCTGGCTAAAAGTTGCGCAAGATTACATCGACGATAATTCAAAAATCGGGGGGGGCGACGAGCGACAACGAAGCGGAGCGACAACGGAAGCTGAAACGCAGATTAAAGCGTGAAATGTATCTAGAAAGGTCTTTTGGAATTTAAAAAGGAGCGAATATGCAACAATCAAGAATTGAGAGACTTGAGCACGAAGTGGCCAGGCTGCGGATATTGACAACATTGGCCGTGGCAGTTCTCATCGCAACACTACTAGTCTTTGTTTATGCAACTCAAGAGCAACTTAATCAAATCAAAGAACTAACAACAAGGCTGGAGCAAGTGGAAGGAGCAAACAGATGATACAGGAATTTAGAGCGTGGAATAAAGCTACAAAAGAAAAGCATGAAGCGGATGATATTGTGTCTCTTAATTTCGAGGAAAAACAAATTTGTGTGAAGACACTCTTTTTTGGGCAATTAAATTACTATGATTTCGATGACATCGTTTTAATGCAATCAACAGGCCTCAAAGACAAGAATGGCAAGGAGATTTTTGAGGGGGATATAGTTCAATATCAAAATACCAAAGTTCCATCTGCTGACAGTAAAGGAGTTATCAGATATTTTGATAATTGGGCCATGTTTGGAATCGATATAGAACACAACGAACCAAGAGCGCTATTCTTCAACGGCTTGGCCGACCACATATCATTAGAGGTCGTCGGCAACATCTACGAAAATCCAGAATTGATTGAATAGAAAAAAGGCCGACACACTGCAGCCCTTCGGTATATTTTCGATAAACCTATTATACCACAAAAGGGAGGCAAAAAGTGAGTAAGGCTAAAGAATTATTAAACGAGCTACAAAGTCTAGATTTAGATATTCAGAGCAGGATAGATGAAATCAACGAGCTTGAAGCCGGTTTGCTTTCAAGCCCTAAGTTTAAGGCTGACAAAATCAAAGGAGGTCCAACTCGGAAAATTGATGATGTCTACTGCCAGCTTATCGTAATGAAAGAAGCCATAGAACAGGATACAAGTGAAATCATCATGCGAAAGATTGAACTTGGACGGATGATCAATAAGCTAAAAAATCCAAGACATAGGACGGTGCTTAGGATGACTTATATTATCAAGCAAGATGTCTTCGATATATGCGATAAGCTAGACATTAGCCAGAGTTCTTACTATTCGCAGCGGAAGAATGCCATTGAAGAACTGGATAAAATTCTGGAATAATTTGGAATAACTTAGATAAATCTGGTGTGCACTGTGGCTCTGATGTGCTAGAATGGTAGTATCAAGATTTGAAGTTAAGACACCTTAGGCAAAAAGCCTAGAAAAGCTTCGACAAAAACTGCCAGCTTGGGTTACTGGTGGCGATAGAGTAGGATGTTTTAATATCGCAAAGCAAGGCATTTATTGCCTTGTTTTTTTATTCCACAAGAAAGCGAGGTAGTCCAGTGAGTGGGTAATCTTACGGTTAAGCAAGAGAAGTTCGTCCAAGGCATAATCTCCGGACTATCTCAGAGGCAGGCATATAGAGAGGCTTATCCATCAGCCAAAAAGTGGCTAGATAATAGCGTGGATAGCAAGGCGGTAGTACTTTTGCAAAATGCAAAGGTTATGAAAAGGTACAGAGAGCTTCTAAAGGAGTTCTCAAATATGTCCTTGTGGTCCAGAGAGCAGGCTTTTAATGAATATGAGTGGTTAAAAAACAAAGCTCGAGCAAGCATTGAACAAGACGGAATCAGACAAGCTAATTCCAATGCTTTCCTCTCTGCTTTAGACGGAATGAATGAAATGGCATGGAAGGATCTAGAGTTGACAGACGAGAAGCTGAGGAAAGAAATCGAGCTGCTTAAGATTAAGATCGAGAGTGGCCAAGGATCTAAGTCTGATACAAGTCTCATGACGGCCCTTTTGGAAGCCGTGAAGGGCGGTGACTAGCTTTGGATATAACCTTTTCTAAGAAGCAGCTAGATATCATCAAGCGGCCTTTTAATTATGAGCTAGAGGTCAACGAGGGTACACCTCGGAGCGGTAAGACTACGGCTGGCCACTTTCGATATGCCAGGTATCTGATTGAGTCTCCTGACGAAAATCACCTTATAGCAGCCTATAACCAAGAGCAAGCTTACCGTCTGTTTATCGATGGTGATGGCACAGGTCTAATGCACATCTTCGACGGCGCTTGTAAAATCAAGCATGACGAACACGGCGATCACTTGCTGATTGATACACCTAACGGACAGAAACGGGTTTATTACAAAGGCGGCGGGAAGGTAAATAGTGTTGGTGCTATTACTGGTATGTCACTAGGCTCTGTGGTTTTCTGTGAGATCAATCTCTTACACATGGATTTTATTCAGGAAGCGCTGCGGCGTACCTGGGCGGCCAAACTACGGTATCACTTAGCAGACCTCAATCCTCCAGCGCCACAGCATCCAGTCATCAAGGATGTTTTCGACGTGCAAAACACACGCTGGACACATTGGACTATGGATGACAATCCTATTCTTTCTGACGAGCGGAAGCAATCCATCATTCAATCGCTGAAGAAAAACCCTTATCTCTATAAGCGGGATGTACTTGGTCAACGTGTCATGCCTCAAGGCGTCATATATGGCCTGTTTGACCTCGAGAAGAATATCAGCGATATATTGGCCGGACAGCCTGTAGAGATGTATTTCTGTGGCGATGGTGGCCAATCAGACGCAACATCCATGAGCTGCAATGTCGTGACAAGACACAGAGAAGATGGCAAGACTTTCTTCCGTCTCAACCGTGTTGCTCATTACTACCATAGCGGAGCGGATACAGGACAGGTTAAAGCAATGTCCACTTATGCAGTCGAGCTCAAAGCATTTATTCAGTGGTGTGTTAGCAAGTACCAGATGCGCTATACAGATGTCTGGATTGACCCGGCTTGTAGGTCTCTGAGAGAGGAACTGCATAAACTAGGAATACAGACCAGAGGAGCCATGAACAACGCTCATGATGTCAGCAGCAAAGCGAAAGGTATTGAGGTAGGGATTGAACGTGGTCAAAATATTATCTCATCTGGCCAGTTCTTGCTTATCAATCACTCTGAAGAGGATTACGATCATTATCATTTTTTGAAAGAGATAGGTCTCTACAGCCGAGATGATAACGGCAGGCCGATTGATAAAGATAACCACGCAATGGATGAATATAGATATAGCGTGAACGTGTTCTATACACGATACGCCAATTTTTAGCAACAAGGAGCCAGTAAATGGGCATCATACAGACTATTAGAAATCTATTTAAGAGAGGACAGTACGCAATGACGACAGACAGTCTGACAAGCATTACAGACCACCCCAAAATCGCTGTCACTAGCGCAGAATATCGACGCATTAACGATAATCTGAGGTATTTTCAAAGCAAGTGGCCTAAGGTTGAATATCTCAATACAGATGGAATCAGGATGCATAGGAAAGCCAATCATTTACCAATTGCGCGAACAGCAGCCAAGAAGATTGCGAGCCTGGTATTTAACGAGCAGGCAGAAATCAAACTAGATGACGATATTGCTAACAAATTCGTCCAGAAGACACTGACAAACGACCGCTTTAACAAGAACTTTGAACGGTACCTTGAGAGTTGTTTAGCGCTTGGAGGCCTTGCTATGCGGCCTTATGTGGATAACGACCGAGTGCGGGTGTCATTCGTCCAAGCGCCGGTGTTCTTGCCTTTACAATCCAATACTCAGGATGTATCAAGCGCCGCTATCGTGACCAAGACGGTAAAGTCTGAAGACAAGAGAAATGTGTATTACACATTGATTGAGTTCCATGAATGGGCAAAGGATGGGAAGTATATTGTCACGAATGAACTTTACAAGTCCAAGGATGTTGACAAGGTTGGCGATCGTGTGGCTTTGGCTGAACTTTACGAGGACCTTGAGGAGACGGTAGAGCTTGACGGACTATCTCGTCCTCTCTTCACCTACCTCAAACCCCCGGGGATGAATAACAAGGACATTAACAGCCCTCTTGGTTTATCTATCTTCGACAATGCCAAGAGCACCATCGACTTTATCAATACCACTTACGATGAATTTAAATGGGAAGTCAAGATGGGGCAGCGCAGGGTCGCAGTGCCTGAAAATCTAACTGAGACAAGGATGGTTTCAAGAGATGGTGACGTTCGTACGGTCCAAAGATTTGACAGCGAACAGAATGTCTATCTGAGACTTTCGACAAGCGATATGGACGGAGGTCAGCTCACGGATCTAACAACTCCTATCAGAGCTGAAGACTATATCAAGACTATTAACGAGGGGCTGAGCCTTTTTGAGATGCTTCTAGGAGTATCTGCAGGGATGTTTACTTTTGACGGCCAGAGCTTGAAGACGGCCACAGAAGTAGTTTCAGAGAACTCGGATACTTATCAAATGCGCAACAGTATTGTGAGCCTGGTAGAGCAATCAATCAAAGAGTTAATCATCTCAATATGTGAAATAGGCAAGCTTTATGACCTCTATCAGGGAGAAGTTCCAGAGATGGCCAATATTACAGTCAATCTTGACGACGGAGTATTTACAGACAAAAACAATGAGCTGGAATACTACACTAAGGCGCTGGCAAGCGGACTTGTAAGCCGTGAATATGCTATCCAGAAAGCGCTGGGAGTATCTGAAGAGGAAGCCAAGAAGATGATTATAGCTATCCAAAACGAAGCTCAGGTGGCCGCTAATCAAGCCAGAACTCAAGAAGACATTGACATTTACGGAGAATAAGCAGCATGGCCAAAAGCAAGAAGAAACCAATCAAACTGAATGATGAACAGCTCTTGCTAGAAGCGAGCCAAGCAGCAGACATCTACCACCAGCTAACCTTAGACCTCTTTGACCAGGTCATTGATCGATTAAAAGAGAGGGGGACAGTCAGTCTTGAGGATAACCCCTATATCTGGCAGCTTGAGAAAATGTCAGAGATGGGCTTGCTCAACGATGACAATGTCAAGCTTATCGCTGAGCGGTCAGGGATAGCTGAGCAACAGCTTAGGCATGTCATAGAGGGTGAGGGATACAGGGTCTACCAAGACACCAAGCAACAACTCTTAGATACGCTGGGAAAGTCTGGGAGTGTTGTAAATAGCGAACTTCAAGACCGCCTTGCTTCGTATGTTGGCCAGACCATGAGCGACATCAGCAACCTTACAAATTCAACCCTGCCGGCCAGTGTCCGAAGTGTCTATCAATCCATAGTTGAGGAGTCCGCGGCAGATGTTATAACAGGTTTAAAGACCGCTGACAAGGCCATATCAGACACTGTCATGAAATGGGCTGACAAGGGCTTTTATGGCTTTACAGATAGCTCAGGGAAACGCTGGAAAGCAGATACTTATGCCAGGAACCTGATTAAATCCACCGCCTGGAGGACATACAACGAGGCTAGAACAGCACCGGCTGAGGAACTCGGGATAGATACTTTTTACTATTCACAAAAGCCAGCGGCCCGAGAAATGTGTGCTCCTCTACAGCACAGGATAGTCACCACTGGAAAAGCTCGGACGGAGCATGGTG